GCGCGTAAGGACCGCGAACCTTCCATGCCGTTCGTGAGCATCCTCCACAAATAGCAGCCAAACATTCTCAACAGGCGGGCAATCCATTGAAGGCAAAGCGCAGCAGGAAGATCAAGAAGGTGCGGACAGAGATGGTCGGCAATATCGAAATCGCCACAATGGATGTGCCTAACCCGGCATGGCGGTCGGACCTGGACAAGGTGCCGGGCTTCCCCCGCGAAATACGCGCCACGGTAAACTGTCGCGAAAGTCCGATAGTCTGGATGCTCGCACATGGCCAACTCGAGAAGCATCAGGCAGAGGCTGCCAGCGAGTTCCGCAGGCACTACGAGACGGCCGGCGCTGCTGACCTCAAGGCGATGGACTACATGAAAGAGCCGGTGGATGGCAGCGCACCCGGCGACGTGCTGACTGACAGGAAGATGGCCTCCACCGACAAGCTGAAGAATGCATACGACGTGCTAGGCCCTTCTGGGTACAGCCTCGTTCAAAGCGTCTGTGGCGACTGCATATGGCTCAAGGACCTAGCTCCGACGAAACGACGCCAGTGGGAAGCAGGGAAGATCCTAAAAGGGTGCCTGGATGCTCTTGCTGTCGAATGGGGCTACTTCAAGCCGCCGATCCGCGTCTGGCGAAAGGCTGGATAAACTTGGATGTCCGTTCCGCTTCCAACGGCGGAAGAAAGATGTCAAAGTACGCAATAGATCCGTCGCCTTGGACAAAGGACGAGATGAATATGTCCGATGCCTACTTCACTTTGCGGAAGGTAAGTGTCCCGGCTTTTCCGGCTTCGGACGGTTGGCGGTGCACGGCGTTAACGGTTGGCGGGACGACAAGCTACTGCTTAACCAACAAGAGGACCCGCGCCGAGCTGATATGGAGCTGGCACGAGGTGTGGCCGGATGTTCACAAGTGCATCTTGGAGGGGCGGAAGCTCATCGACCAGAAAAGTTTCACACGTGGTGACTCGTCTGGCCAACAGCGCATCAGAAAGTCACGACCAAGAATCCTATAAACAAGGGTTGGTGATGTTCAGAACCCGAATGTTGACGGTTGGAACCCATTGCGCTACATACAGTATACGTTGGTGATTTGTGTTCGAAGGGCTGCTGAGAGGCGGCCTTTTTGGTTCAGGAGCGAACCAAGCCGCCTAACAGCGCACCATCTTTAGAAGTCGAATATATCACCCAGGAACGATTTCCGCTTCTTGTACGGACGATCGTACCGATCTTTGTCATCGCGGTAGCGGGTGTCTTCGCGGTAGCCCTGTTCTCTGACTGGCTGTGGTGCCCGCTGCTCTACAGCAGACCGTTCAATGATCTTGTCCAGTTCGCCACGGTCGAGCCACACCCCGCGGCACTTCGGGCAGTAGTCGATTTCAATGCCTTGCCGATCTGACATTACAAGCTCGGCATCGTCTATGGGACACTTCATCGTATGTTGTTCTCCGTTGCGATCCTAGGGATCTGGCGGATCACTGCAGCAAGATGAAGGCGGCCTGGATCACAGTTAGTTCAAGACGGTGGGTTTCTGCGAAAGCAGCAAAGGCTAAGGCCTCACTAGGAATTTGCACGCCTCTTGGTCCCTTTAAGAGCAACCCTGTCCCAATAGTAGGATATACGGGCAAGCTTACTCTAGAGGGCCCCACGTTTGATTCCACGTGGCTCCGTCGTGAAGATGCACTACGAAATCACGATGCCATAGGCCATCGCCAATCATCCGTTCTGCCTCGGCCACGGCTTCTGGCACGGCCTTCCAGTTGTTCAGGGTGTATTGTTTAGTCAGGTCTCGAATGATCGCTGTCCCGTCCCGGGACACATCTATTACCAGTGTTCGGTCATCCTGCCAGTCTACTAGGCGGTCTAATCTACGGTAAGCCATCCCCATTTCTCCAGTTGCTTACAGTATCCTTACGCGGCACCTCGGCTCGGGACAAGATAGCGCCATTCCCAAGCTCAAGGCCCGGCCGCAAGCAGAGGATGGAGCGCAGGACGTGATTGAACCGCAACCTACCGAAGCTCAAGAAGCAGCCAATGCTGCGTATGTTTGGCGCAAGCACGTGCAGGCAGAACTCGTGGCGGTAATGAAAGAGCCCACCGTTAAGCTTGAGACTGCCCAATGGTGGTTCGAACGATTCACCAATGCCTACAAGCGCGAGATTGAGACCCAAGAAGAGGCCGGCAAGCAGAGGCTCGATGGGCAAGGCTAGGGCAGACGACCGCAAGACCAGTGCCCAGCGTGGCTACGGCTATAAGTGGCAGAAGGCGCGCGAAGACTTCCTAAGCCACCCGGACAACGTGATGTGTGTCATGTGCGCCAAGCGCGGCCATGTCACTGTCGCCACGGTAGTAGACCACATCATCCCACATAAGGGAGACATGAAGCTCTTCTGGTCCCGCAGCAATTGGCAGCCACTCTGCAAGCCTTGTCATGACCGGGACAAGCAATCGGAAGAGCGGACAGGTAGAGCCAAGCCTCACATTGGGGCAGACGGTTGGCCCATCGAGTAGGGGGGGCGGTCGCAAAGTTCAGGTCGGTCGGCTTCTAGACCGGCGGCGACCCACAAAAACCATAAACCGTAACAGAAAAGTTTTTTCGTTCAGGATTGGTGAACAATGGCGAAGCGCGGCAGGCAGTCTGCAGCGGCGTTAGAGATTGCGTCCGCTCCTGGCTCGATAGAGACGGTAGAGCGCCCTGACGCTCCCTACGATCTGACAGACGAGCAGGCGGCTGAATGGTGGGCCGTGGTCAACCGGCTCCCGGCTGATTGGTTTCCCCGAGAGACGCATGCGATGCTGGCCGACTATTGCCGGCATGTCGTGAAGTCGCGCCGCATCGCGCAGCTCGTGGCTGATGCTGAGAGCAAGCCGGTCATCGACGTTGATGCGCTGGACAAGCTCTACAAGATGGCAGAGCGGGAGAGTCGAGCTATATCGTCGCTGGCAACGCGAATGAGGATCAGCCAGCAGGCTACCTCGACGCACAGGGCGAACAAGGGCACCAAGGGCGTCCGCAAGCCCTGGGAGAGCTAGTAGATGGCTCCAAGCAAGCCGCGGCGAAAGCGGGCAAGCGCTCCTAAGGTTGAGACTCGGGCCGAGCGCAATATCCGTTGGATCGAGGCCTACTGCAGGGTCCCAGAGGGGCCGCTGGTTGGTCAGCCCGTCAGGCTCAGGGATTGGCAAAAGAACGAACTGAGGAAGATCTACGACAACCCGAATGGGACACGTCGCGCGATCATTTCCTTCGGACGCAAGAATGGGAAAACTGCGCTGGCGGCGTTCCTTCTCTTGCTCCACACATGCGGGCCGGAGGCGAGGCCCAATTCGCAGCTGTATAGCGCTGCTCAATCGCGCGATCAGGCAGCTATCCTGTTTGCGCTCGCGGCCAAGACAGTTCGGATGTCGCCTGACCTGGCGGCTGTAATCATTATTCGGGACACGGCGAAGCAGCTTTTCTGTGAGGAGTTGGGAACGCTCTATCGAGCTCTCTCCGCGGAAGCGGCCACGGCCTATGGTCTGAGCCCAGTCTTCATCGTGCATGACGAACTCGGACAGGTACGCGGGCCACGTTCGGAGCTCTATGAGGCGCTGGAGACGGCGACTGGCGCACAGGATAGCCCGCTGTCGATCGTCATCTCGACGCAGGCCCCGAACCCGACCGACCTGCTTTCGGTACTGATCGATGACGCGAAGACAGAAGCTGACAAGCGTGTCGTCCTGAGCCTTTACACGGCACCGGATGATGCCGATCCTTTTGACGCCGAGACGATCAAGCTGGCGAATCCGGCCTTCGGAGACTTTCAGAACGCGGAAGAAGTCCTCGCGATGGCCGAGGATGCGCGCCGGATGCCTAGCCGCGAGCCGGAGTATCGAAATCTGATCCTGAACCAGCGCGTCGAAATGATGTCGCCTTTCATCTCACGCGCCGTTTGGCAGTCGTGCGGTGACCCTGTAGCCAAGCGCTTTGATGGTCCTGTCTATGGCGGCCTCGATCTGTCTAGCGTGAACGATCTGACTGCCAAGGTTTATGTCTCGGCCATCGACGGACGATGGCACGTCAAGCCCACGTTTTGGCTTCCTGGGGAGGGGTTGGCTGAGAAGTCCCGCAATGACCGAGTGCCCTACGACACTTGGCACAAGGACGGGTTCCTGCGCACCACGCCGGGACGCACGGTCGATTACGAGTTCGTCGCGACAACGCTCTACGAAGACTGCCAGCACATGGATGTCCGCAAGATTGCGTTCGATCGGTGGAACTGGCGGCACCTGAAGCCTTGGCTTCTCAAGGCCGGCTTCAGCGAAGACCAACTTGAAGGCGACAACGCAATCTTCGAGCAGATGGGGCAGGGCTATCAGTCCATGTCGCCGGCGCTGCGCGACCTCGAAAGTGACCTGCTCGACGGGCGCATCGCTCATGGGAACCACCCGGTTCTGACGATGTGCGCAGCGAATGCAGTCGTAACCGCTGACCCGGCCGGCAATCGCAAGCTCGACAAGGCTAAGGCCACAGGGCGCATCGACGGCATGGTTGCGCTGGCGATGGCCCGTGCTGTTGCTGGCACCTATCAAGAAAATGAGGATGCCGGGATGGACGATTACTTCAAGAGCCTGGCAGGTGCAGCGTGAACCTATTGCAACGGATGGCTTACAAGGCCGCGGCGACTGTGCTGCGTAGCCTGACGGTTCGCGAGCCGGATGGCTGGCATACGGACGGAATGCGCGGCGATGCCGGCGAGGTCGTGACCAACGAGTCTGTGCTTGGCCTGTCTGCGGTATGGGCGTGCGTGAACCTGCTCTCCGGCACTATCGCCAGCCTGCCGCTGATGGTCTACCGACGTGATGCCAACGGCGAGCGTGTTGTTGCGAAGGATCACCCGCTCTATCGAGTCCTGCACGATAGCCCCAACTACGATCAGACGTCTCTGGATTTCTGGGAGTTTTCCTGCGCGGCCATAGAGCTATGGGGCAACGCCTACGCCCTCGTCGAGCGCAGCGCTGGTCAAGTGCGTGGACTCCACCCGATCAACCCCGCGAATGTTTCGGTTCGCCGCCTGACAAACGGCACGCTCGAATATCGTTGGACGGAAGACGGCAAAACATACGTCGAGACGGACCGAACGATGCTGCACATCCGCGGCTTCGGCGGCAATCCACTCGGCGGCATGTCGACGCTCCATTTCGGCCGGAACACATTTAGCCTTGCTCGGGCGATCGATCGTTCGGCGGGAGGCACATTCAGGAACGGTCTCCGCCCATCCTTTCAGCTGGTCTTTGAAAAGTGGTTGACGCAAGAGCAGCGGCAGCTCGCTGAGACCGTCTTGATGGAGAAATATGTTGGCGCGATGAACTCGGGCCGCCCATACATATCGGAAGGTGGCGCGAAGCTGGAAACGCTGTCCATCAACCCGGAAGACGCTCAGATGCTCGAGTCGCGTGGCTTCTCAGTCGAAGAGATATGCCGCTTCTTCGGGGTCCCCCCATTCATGATCGGCCACACGGAGAAGTCGACCAGCTGGGGTACCGGCCTCGAGCAGCAGACGCTCGGGTTCCAGAAGTTCACGCTGCGCCGCCGTCTGAAGCGGATCGAGCAAGCCTGCGAAAAGCAACTGCTCACGCCAGACGACAGGGCACGTGGCGTCACCATCGAATTCAACCTTGAAGGTCTCTTGCGCGCCGACAGTGCGGGCAGGGCGCGCTTCTACCAGCAGATGACCGCCATCGGGGCCATGACCATCAACGAGGTCCGCGCGCTGGAAAACTTGCCTCCTGTAGAGGGTGGTTCGGTCCCGAGGATGCAGATGCAGAACGTTCCTATTACCGAAGGCGACCGCGAGGCCGTTCGCCAGATCATCGCGGAAGAACAGGAATAGCCGATATGAAAACCAAGGACTTCGCCCTGCAGGTCAAAGACCTGTCGGAAGACGGCATCTTTGAAGGCTACGCCAGTACATTCGGCGGATCCCCAGACTCGTATGGGGATGTGGTGGCCCCCGGCGCTTTCGCGGAAAGTCTCGTAAAGCATCGGCGCGACGGCACCATGCCGATGATGTTTTTCGGCCATGACGCTAGCGAGTTGCCGATCGGTGACTGGTTGGAGTTCGCGGAAGATGGAAAGGGCCTGTGGGCCAAAGGCGCTCTCGACTTGGAAGACCCGGTGAGCATTCGCGTCCACCGCGCAATGAAGCGCAAGCGCGTACGTGGATTGTCAATCGGGTATCGCATCCCCGCGGGCGGCTCAAAGCCCGACGAGAAGCGACCGGGCGTCACGATCCTTGAGAAGGTCGATCTTGTCGAGGTCTCTGTCGTCAACATGCCGGCGAACAAGCGGTCGCTGGTGGATGTGGTCAAAGCAGGGGTGTTGACCGTCAACGAGGCCCGCGCCCTCGAAGGTCTACCCCCTTTAGAAAAACAAAGCCGCATGGATGAATTCGCCCGTCGTCTGCGCGATGGCGATCCCATGCCGATCAAGGAATTCGAGGACATCCTGAGAGAGTCAGGTGTTCCGAAAAGCATGGCCGTAGCGATCGCCTCGCACGGCTATGCCAAGGCCATTCGGAGTGAGTCCGAGGGCGATCAGGCGAACGACGCCGTGGCTTTGCTTGAGGCACTGCGCGGCTAATCCCAACCCCATCGCTCACGGAGAACGCTATGAGCAAGAAATTATTTGTGGCGGGCGGCGCATCGGCCGCTTTTGTCATTGCCTCTATGGCCGCATTGCCCTTCGGCCCGCGCATCGCCTTCGAGCCCGAAGGACATTCTGGCCGTGGCGACAATAAGTCGGTGGCCGAACTGGCTGCCGAAATCAAGGCCGACCATCAGCGGGCCGTTGACAGCGTAAAGTCTATCGCCGAGGAAGCGCTTGGCAAGGCTAAGTCCGGCGAGGAAGTGACCAATTCTCTGAAGGAGAAGGCAGACGAAGCCCTCATCCGAATGAACGGTCTGACCGAACAGGTTGCCGAGCTCGAGCAGAAGATGGCTCGCGGCGGCAGGGGCGGCGAGGAGCGTGCAAAGTCCCTTGGCGAGCAGTTCGTAGACTCTGACGGTTTCAAGGCGTTCCAAGATGCGAGCTTCTCGAAGTCTGCTCGCGGTGCAGACATGAAGGTCAAGGCGACGCTCACCTCCCTCACCACTGATGCCGCTGGTTCAGTTGGCGATGGGGTCGCGCCTACCCGCCTCCCGGGCGTGCTCCCGCTTCCGCAACGTCGCCTCACGGTGCGAGACCTTATCTCCACCGGCCAGATGGACGGGAACTCGCTCGAGTACGTTAAGGAAACCGGCTTCACCAACAGCGCGGCCCCTGTCGCTGAGGGTGCCCTGAAGCCTGGGTCCGACATCAAGCTCGATCTCGTGACGACATCGGCAAAGGTGATTGCCCACTGGATGAAGGCGTCCAAGCAGGTTCTGTCGGATATAGCGCAGCTGCGCTCGATCATCGATCAGAGGCTGCTGTACGGCCTTTCCTATGTCGAGGAGACGCAGATCCTGAATGGTGACGGCACCGGCCAGAACCTGCATGGAATTATCCCGCAGGCCACTGCCTATTCGGCTGCGTTCACGCCTACGGACGGAACGGCGATTGACACCATCCGACTTGCTGCCCTGCAGGCTTCCCTCGCGGAATACCCTGCAACTGGCATCGTAATGCACCCGACGGATTGGGCCCGCGTGGAGCTCACCAAGGATGCTGGCGGGAACTACATTATCGGCAATCCTCAGGGCAATCTTTCGCCCACCCTCTGGGGCCTGCCGGTGGTCGCCACTCAGGCGATCGCTGCCGACAAGGTCCTCGTCGGGGCATTCCAGCTCGGTGCGCAGCTCTTCGATCGTTGGGATGCGCGGATCGAAACCGGCTATGTTGATGACGACTTCATCCGCAACTTGGTGACCATCCTTGCCGAAGAGCGCGTAGCGCTGGCCGTGTATCGGCCAGAAGCCTTCATCTACGCCGACCTCGGATACTCCACCTAACTCATCGGTTTAGTAAGGCTGGCGGCTTTGGCCGCCGGCTCTCTGACCCGATGGAAGGAACCAACATGGCTATCACGAACAAGCGACAGGCCAAGCGCAGCTTTGCAGGCTTCCTCGGCGCGAACGAAGGCGATCGGCCGGAAGCGCCTGAGAATACGACGGCCCCGGCAATTACAGGGACGGCTCAGGTAGGTGAAACGCTTACCGTCACTCCGGGCGAATGGACAGGCATCGCAGCCCCGACGCTGTCGTATCAGTGGGAAGCAGACGGCGAGCCGATTTCAGGCGCTACCGGGACAACCTACGCGCCTGTCGAGGATGACGTTGGGGTGGAGATCACTGTGACGGAAACGGCGGTGAACTGGAAAGGGTCCGCGTCTGTGACGAGCGCCCCGACAGATGCAGTCATCGCAGCTGAAGAGGAGTAGCAGCTATGAAATACACCGTCATCCGCCAGCACTTTGGCGACCGGATGTATATGCCGGGCGAAGAACGTGAGGCAACTGCCAGCGACGTGCAGCATCTGGTGAAAGCGGGCGTCCTGCAGGAGACCAAGGCGAAGACTGAAAAGCCCGTCGCCAACAAGGCCGAGAAGTCGGCACCGAAGAACAAGAGCGAGTAGCGTGATGCACCGTCCCGTCCTTGTCACGCCAGCAACAGAACTGCCTGTCTCGATTGAAGAGGTGAAGCTTGCGCTGCGCATAGACGAGGCGGAATTAGATGCCGAAATCGAAAGCCAGATCCAGGCTGCCGTCGCCCACTATGAAGGCTGGAACGGCATCCTCGGCATATCCATTGCGGATCAGGAGTGGCGGCAAGACTATGACCGGTTCGA